GACGATCTCGTTATAGCTGTCGACGTTGCCGAACACCGAGCCGTAGCCGGTAAAGGTGCCGTCGTCGGCGACAGAATCCGCCTTGAAGGCGAAATTCTTGTGCAGCAGGAGTCCGGCATCTTTACGTTTCATGGGGTCGTGTCCTCGGTATCTTGCGCGATTGTATCATTACTTTGCGCGGTGCTTGTGATTTTTCCGACCATATCGAGCGGGATCATGTTGCTTTGCATGAACAGGTTGTCACCGCCCGGCAGCGGCTCCAGGTTCTCCAGCGACCGGCAGAAGTTCGGGGTGTACACGGCGGCCTTGATCATCTTGTCGTAGTACGCCGACCGGCCGCTGCTGTCCATCCTGAAGAAGCCCTCGCGGCTGAATTCGGCGAAGTACTTCAGCCGCTCGACTGGCGTGAGCAGATTCTTGGCGATGCTCTGCTCGATGCCCACCAGGTCCGGGTCGATCACGTATTGGAGGAAGCCGAGATTCTGCTGCTCGCGGCCGGTGCCCCAGTTTGACACCGCCGTGCCGTGGCCGATCATCGCCGGCGGCACGCCATACCAGCGGCACAGATCCTCGACGCTGGCGCTGACCTGCTCGATCAGCTGGGCGTCGACCGGGTTGATGGTGAGCTGCTGGTAGCTGGCGCCGCCTTCGAGCAGGTATTGGCGGCCCATCGTGTAATCGCCGAAGACGCCGCTGGTGATGGCTGCTTGCATCTGCTTGCGCTGGTCCGGCGTCAGGATCTCGCCGGGGATACTGACCACCCCGGAGGGGCGCATGTTGCCGTTGAACAGGGTGGAGGATGCCGTCTCCGCGCTCTGCGCGCGCGCCATGGAGCGGGCGCCGACGCCGATCGGCGACAGGCCGGTCAAGCCATCCTCGGTGAAGCCCTTGATGTGCCAGATGTCGCGCTCGGTGTAGGTCTTCTGGCCGCTCGGATCGGCGTAGAGGAACTGCACATCGCCGCCGGCCGGGCGTCGCACCGTCATCAACGCTGGGTTGAGCGGGTCGAGCGACACGATGCGGGCGCCGCTGAAGGTCTTCAGAACGTAGGCATTGCCCCAGGTGTCGAGACGCACTTGGATCGAATTCCAGAAGTCGCGCGCCGTCATGTCAGCGTTGGGCGAATCGTGCAGGAGGCGATAGAGTGGGTGGTCGCGCGCCACGCGGCGGGACTCGCGCCCGTTCACCTCGGTGCGCTCGTAGATGAACAGCGGCAGGGTGGAGATGGCATTCGATTTGAGCTTGACGCAAGCCCATACGGTGGAGAGCTGCAGCGCGCGATCGATGCGCGGGGTGTTGTCGCCGATGTTATAGCTACCGTTGACCACATCGCGGTTGCCGGGGTCGCGGTCGATCTGCCGATACGCGAGCGCATCGCGGATCGAGAAGTAAATCGCCTTGAGCGAGAAGCCCTTCGGCTTGCCTTTGTCGCTCATGTCACCGCCATGTCCGCAAGATAGTCATCCCATGTCCGTTTCTCGTTTTCTACTTCCTGCGGCATGACGCCGACGGCCATCGCCAGCGCTACCATACCATCGATCCGGCCGCGCGCCGTCTTTTTGTCGAACTTGCGCGCTCCACTGTCGCCGACCACTTTGGCGTTGAACGCGCATGTGGTCAGCACAGGCTGGTTGCCGTGGCGCAGCTGGCCTTCGATCAACTTCACCTCCAGGTCGCGCAGGGCCGGCGTCATCGAAGCAGTTCCCTGGCCAAACTCAACAAAGCGGTCCATCTCGTCCACGGAGAACAACGGTTTCCCGGTTTTTTCATCCTCTTTGCGCAGCCATTCCTTCAAAAACGCCATCAAATATCGGTCGAAAGCGAACAATTTAACGTCGAATTTATCGAAAATTCGGCGCAATTCCTGGGCAACGTAGCGGTATTGTATCGCTTTTCCGGGCGTTGTCAGCAAAAATCCTTGCTCATGCCACACGTTATACGGCACTTTATCGCGGTCCGACCGGCCTTTCAAGTCGTGTTCGGGGAGCCAGAAGTACGGATAAACGCTGCCGTCGGCCTCGGAGACCAGCACCGCCGCCGTCAAGTCGCTGACGCTCGACAAATCCATGCCTCCGTACACCGCCGGCTTCTCCTTCTCGGTCGGCGGCGCGCCGTTGGCCTCCCAAATCAGGCGCGAGATGAACGGCGCCACCGCGTCCACACGCTGGTTGAGCACAAGGTTGCGTACGCCGTTCTCCCGCGACGGCTGGGCCTTTGCCTTTGCGATCTGCTTGCGCAAATCCTCCAGCGAGCGGAAGACACCGAGGGCGGGATTGGCGGCGTACCACGCCGACTCGTCATCGAGGTCGCAATCGTCCGGCGCCGCGTACAGGTGCTTGACGATGTGGGGGTCCGGGTCGGCGTCAAGCATACGCGAGAGCATGTCGTTCGCCGTCGGCGCTTGGGTGCTGATCACCAGGTACAGCGCATTGTCATATGCGCCCTGCGCTGTCTCTACCGCCGTGACGAATTCGTTTTCCGGGCCTTTCACCTGGCCAAGTTCATCCATCACGCATAGCACAGGCGAAATTCCCTGGGTGGAAGAACCCTCGGCGGCCAGGGCCAGGTACTCAACGTTTTTATTCAAGCCGATGATGCTCTTCGCGGACGGCAGCACCTTGGTGCGGGCGCGCAATTCATCCGAGAAGTTTATCATTTTGACCATTAATTTGAACAGCAGCGCGGCCTGCTTCAGGGCCATGGCGCCGCTGACGATCTGCGAATTCTCCAGCGCCTCAGGGCCGGCGATGTGCGCCAGGCAGATGCCGGCGATCAGCGCGGTCTTTCCGTTCTTCTTGCCGATGCACAGTATGCCGGTATGGGTGCCATGCGGATTCGAGTAGACGTCGCGGATAAACTTTTTCTGGAATTCCTCCAGCACAATCGGCTGGCCGACCTTGCTACCTTCAGGCACCCGGCAGTGTTTCTGGATGAAGCCAATCACCCGCTCCGCTCGCAAAGCGAGCGCGGCATCGACGCTGTTCTGTTTGGCGCTCTTGCTCATGCGAGATAGTCGTCTTCCTGCTCGACTTCCTTGCGAAGATTACGCGCGCCGGCTTCGAGTTTGCGCTTGGCCGTCGGCGCGCGCGGGTCGCCGGTGGCGCGGCCGATCATCTGCAGCGAACGGCCGAGGGCCATCTGCCGGCGCGCGAGCGCCTCATTGATCCCCACCAGCGGATTGGCCACCTTGGTGCCGCGCTCGTTGGTCAGCACCCGGCCGTCCAGCGCCAGCTCGGCGCGCACTTCCTCCTGCTCCACCATGCACTCGGCCAACTGCGCGGCGATCGTCAGTTGGTGTTCGTTCCATTCCTCGCGTGCGCGTGCGCGCACAATGTCGGCGAAGTACGGCTCGGCGTCTGCGGAAAGCTGCACGTGTGGCGGGGGCCGGAGGTCCGGCGATGCCGCATTTTTTGCCGCGTTGATCGCTGCGGTCGCGCTGTCGGATCGGGTTTTTCGAGTTGCCATGGTGTAAGTTTCAGGTCAGCAAGTTGTGAGTTAGAGTTTGAAAAGAGGCTCGGCGCGGTCCTTACCAAAAGCAACTAGTTGCACTTTTGACAACCCCCTCGGGTGTTGCAGAAAAACAACGTTGCTCGGGAGGAATGTTTCTCGGATGACAACTCGCATAAGGTTACGTGTTGCTTTCGCGCAACGTTGCAGGTTCTGGCGTGCGACCGACACGCGCAGTCTCCTGCATGTCAGCCCATGGGTACGCCACTTCGTCGCCCCAGAACACCAAGTCTTTGCCGTACATGAAGCGCGACGAAATACCGCCCTTGCGCATCCAGAAATGCTCGTAGGGCACCGGTGGGTAAAAGGGCCGCACAATCTCATTCGTCTCAACGTCGCCGGCCGCCTCGACCTGCATCGTATCGGCAAACGCCTTGATGCCCGCCGCGCAGCGCGTCATGTACTCGCCCGGCTCGTCGACCATCGTCATGGATACGCCACGCGGCAGCGCGATGATGATGTAGTCGCCGCCCATCTGCCGCTGCGCCTCGGCGCGCATGTTGCCCACCTGGGTCTGCGTCAGGGCCGTGTCGAAGGTCAGGAGTACGATGCGCATCAAGACACCTCGCGCCGGGCAAAGCACGCATCGTTACCTTTGACAGTCATCGTGTCGGCGCCCGACAATTGCCGCGCCACATGAGGGATCGCCCGCTGCGCATCGGTCAACTGATCGATCGCCACCGCGTACTGCCCATTGGTCTCGTCGCGACCGAGCGGCGCCACGGCCTGCAGGTCGGTCAGCATGTTGCGATACAGCCACACATGCGGCGGAATGCCGGCGGGTTCTTCGTCCGGCACGTCGACGTGTTGGACTTCGCGCTGCCCGATCTCGTTGTACGGCCCTGGATCGGCCTGCGGCTGCACGGTGGTCAAGGCTGCAGTGCAAGGCGGCACCCATCCTTGCTGGATCTGAGCGCCTGGCGGCAGGATCAGAATGTGGACGTCGAAGCCGGCCATCTGTTGTTCGATATCGGCCTTCAACGCCGAACGTTGCGTGTCGGTGTAATGGCCTGCCGTGGTGATTGCTATGAGTTGTGGCATGGTATGGACTCCTTGGGAGGGTCTGCACCGGGATGGTGGCTGCGTCTCACGACGTTGGCTTGTGGCCTGCGTAAGCCAGGCCGAGCGGTCGACCGGGTTCTCCCAGTCCATTGAAGCCCAAGCATACCACCATCACGCGGCGACCACAACCACCCGTGCAGGCGCGCCGGCCACGTTCGTGGTGCCGGCCAGCAGCACCTCCAGGCCCAGCACGGTGACCGCCGCACGCTGCACCAGGCGCAACGAACAGCCTGTGGTGGTGCTGGTCACCTTGACCCACACCTGGTTGCTGGCCGTGGGTGGCTCGGGCTGGATGCTGGGGATCGCCGCAAAGGCCGATGTGTAGGCGATCGTCACCAGGCCATTGGCGTCGGTCGTGCCCGTGTAGGTGTCGATGCGCTTGGCATCCGCGCCGGCCGCGCCCGTGTTGCCCTTGGCACCGGCCGGGCCGACGTCACCCTGCAGACCTTGAGCACCCACCGGTCCCGTCGATCCCTGCGCACCAACAGCGCCGGTTGCCCCCGCGTCGCCTTTCGCGCCAGTGGCACCGGATGGCCCCGCCACGCCGCGATCACCCTGCGGTCCTTGGCTACCTACCACCCCGGCCGCGCCATTCGTTCCTGCGGCTCCTACGGGGCCGGGGGCGCCCGTAGGCATTTCCTTCTTGAGCCGCATCACCACGCGTTTGTAAAACAGGTTCTCGTCGAGGTTCATGGCGCATCCAATCCGGCCACCAGGGACCACGCCGAGTCGCCCATCCACACGTTGTTCGCCGCCCAGGTGGACATCTGGCGCACGAAGCGGCCCTTCGAGTCCGGGCCGTAGGTGATCGCCACCTGGTTGCCGTCCGTGTCGTACTTCGGTTTGCAAGGCAGAGAGCCCAGGTCGAACATGATCTGGCCGGTGGACTCGGTGATCAGGCCGGCGCCGGCGGCGGGGGCCGTGCGGTCGGCGTAGCTGCCATCGGAGAGGCGCACGAGGGTGCGGGTTCTACCGTCGCCAATGCCGAATGTGATTTTGTCGGGGGATTCGTCTGCCATGGTGCGCCTCGCTGGTGGTGGAGGGTTAGCGGGAGGGCGGCAGACGGATTTTACAGCAGAGCTAGGCGGGGAATCTAGCGAATTGTCACTCCACCGGCCACCCGTCGAGGCCGATCTGCACCTTGGGCCGGTAGGTGCGCCCGTTCTCGGTCGCAGTCTTGGCAAGGTGGCAGGGATGGCAAATGGTCTGGAGATTCTTCGGGTCGTCGATCTGGTCGTCGCGCCAGCCCATCTGCCCGGCCTTCGCTTTGCTGACGATGTGGTCCACCTCGCGGCCCGCTGTCACCCGGCCCTCGGCCTTGCATACCTGGCACATGCCCATGTCTCGGGCCAGCACCTCGGCCCGGACCTTTTCCCACTCGGTGCCATACCCACGGGATTGCCGACTTTCCTTTGACCACGCCATTTTCCATTGTCCTTGTAAAAATTTGCACAATACATCTTAACTCGTAATTATTTACACCTTACCTTCACTTCTGGCCGCTTCTTCTGCTTCATTTGCTTCAGGGTTATAGACCCCCTGAAGCTGATGAAGCATGAAGCAAGCATAGCCCTTGCTTCATTTGAAGCAGAATGAAGCAGAATGAAGCATGAAGCAGGTAATATTTTACTAGTTAGCTATCTTCGGCCCGAACCAAAGCCCCGGCGGGCGACTTGCCGAGGCGGCCCAGTGCGACCAAAGCGTCGATCGCATTGCCCACATCGCGGTGCCGGTTGTCCTTCTTTTTGTCCGGATCAACCGGTATTTGCTCCACCGCGAGGTGCTTCAATTCGCTGTAGGCAACGCCGTCGCCGGCCAAGTCCATGAGGTCGTCCAGGGTGCGCAAGACCAATTGCTGCACCGGGGTGAGCGGCTTCTCCCTGCGCTCGCGCTGCACCGGGCCGTCGATATGCTCGATCACGCAGGAGGTGACCGGAAAGCCGTCCTCGTCCTCGCCCAGCACCACCTCGCCGAGCCGGAAGCCGTACTGCTTGCCGTCCTCGCCGTCCTTCATCTTGGTGATGGTGGCCGCGCGCGTCTTGGCGCCGCCCGTCACCTCGATCTCAAGATCGGCCGCCGCCCGCAGCGCCGAGCTGCCGCGCGCCCCGCTGCCCGGCTCCTTGCCGCTGTGGTGGACCAGGATGACCAACGCACCGGTGGCCTTGTGGATGCGGCCGCAATGCGCGATGACCAGGCCCGCATCCTTCGAGTCATTCTCATTGCCGCCGACCATGGCGCGCGCGTAAGTGTCGACCACGACGAACGACAGCGGGCCGAATGCCTTCAGGGCGTCCAGCAGCTCTTTCACCTGGGCCTTGTCCATCAGGTTCGGCGCATCGGCTATCACCCCCATGCCGAACGCGCTCGGGTCCACGTCGTGCGACTGGCAATAGGCTTCGAGCCGGTTGCGGAAGCCCCCGGCGCCCTCGGCAACGACATACACGCCCCGGCCTTCTACCACCGGCATACCGCGCCACGGCGCGCCGCGCACGATAGACGCGCATAGGTCGAAGGTAAAGAACGTCTTGCCCGAGCCGCTGGCGCCGTAGATCACGGCCAGGCCGGCCTGCGGCACCACGCCCTTGACGAGCCATTTCGGCGGCGTGCGGCGCAGGAACGCGTCGGGCATGATCGGCGTGAAGCGAGGCACCTTGACCGGCGACAGGTCGCGGCTCGCGGGGGCGGCTACCTCGGCACCGTTCGGGGCGTCCAAATTATCAAAATCCCCATACACATCAGACACTTGGCCTTCCGTGGGGGCGGCTACCTCGGGCGCGCCGCCGAGCAGGTCTTCCAGCGTCGGCTCGGCCGGCTCCAACTGCTCGAATTCGTCCAGCTGATCTTGCGCCAGCTGCATCGCCCGCGTGGCGCCGGCGCGGCAATGGTCTTTCCACAGGTAGCGCAGCGCCTTGTCGTAGTCCTGGCGCCGGTGGTCGAGCGCCACCTCCATGGCGTACTCGTTCGCCTCCAGGATGGACAGGATCTGTTCGCGTGAGCACCCGGCCTGTGACAGCGCGATCGACGTGGCGAACAGGGCATTCGACCTATCGGTGCCAGGGTCCGGGCCTTCAGCCAGGAAGTTGGCCGCGTGCGGCGGCAGGTCGAGGACTTCCATATCGGGCAGGTCCAGCGCCGAGAGAAGCGGCGGTAGGTGCAAGTCTTCCACCTCGGCCTTGGTGCGCTGGCGCCGGTACTTCGCCGCCAGGCCTTCCAGCACGCCGGCAGGCGCCGGCCGTACATCGGCGCGGCTACCGTCGACGCGCTGCCCGGTGATCGTGACGAACCGGGCCTGCGTGCCGCCGTAGATTTCAATGCCTTGCTGGTGGTCGATCGTGTCGGCGTCCAGGCCGGCACGCACCATCACGCGCAGCCCAGTGCCCGACGGACTGACCTCGGTGTAGCTGTCCAGCTTGGCGATCACCTCGGCCGCCCACGGCGCGATCTCGCCGGTCGCCGCGTCGCGGCAGTGATCCAGGTCCACGCCGGCCAGATCGCCGGGGGCGAACACATCGGCCGCCGCGCCGGCGACCTTCTCGCCCGTGACCAGGTAGCCGACGCCGGCAAACTTGGAGCGATTTTGCAGGTACACCGCCATGGCTTTATGGAAAGAGGTCCAGCCCTTCGTCGACTTGGTCGACAAGCCATAGGCCGGCTGCTCGGCACGATGCGGGATCTTCTCGTATTTGCGCTTCTTCTCGTTCCACACGGCGCGCCACGGCGCCCAGCGGGCGGTGTCCATCATGGACGCGGGAACGCCCGCAATATCGACGTCAAGAAGGGTAGGCAGTTCGGGCTTGGTGGTCATCACAGAAGCGCTCCGCAGTTCTCGTAATCGCGATGATCTACCGCCGCGCCTTTCCTGGGTTGCGGGCCGAGCACTGTTACGGGGATTGGCAAGGCGCTGCCGGGGGCGAACGCCCAGGCGAGAATATCAAACATTTTACCGTCAACGGCATAGTAGACAAAACCGGGTGCTGCTGGAATTACAGTGTAGATGGATGGCATGGCAATTGCTTTCTATAAAAACAAAAGCTCACAGGGTTGCGCTCTGACTGCCAAGTCCCGGACCAATACCGGCGAGCGCTCCCCTGTGAGCTTACTGGATATGACTTGGCCCGACCATCATACCCCACCCCCTCGCCCCCACGCAACAAAAGAAAAAGCCCGCGCGCGGCGGGCCTTCTCGGTACTGCCGGCCGGTCAAGCCGCCTCGACCCCCATCGCCTCGGCCATTTTCATCAGCTTTTGCGCCAGCGCCACCAGCTCTCGCGCCGGGGTGCCGGGCGGCACGGCCACGTCGATATGGCGCGTCTTGACGTGCTGCACATCGGGATTGTCGGCGGCGCGGCGCCGGGGCGCGCGGCTCGTCTTCGCGGGCGCCGCTGGGGTGGGCGCAGCCACCGGCCCGGGCGCGCTGACCGGCGCCGCCACGTAGTCGCCGACCGCGTCCATGGTGGCCAGGCGCAGCGGCAGGAGCAGGTCGACCAGCGCATTGATGGCGGCCGCCGGCGGCAGGGCACCGACGGTCTTGCCGACGCGCCGCGCGCCGATCTTCTCGAACAGCGCCGCCGAGCGGTTGATGCGACGCATCACGGTCTGGTAGGCCGGATCTTCGTGGTTGGCGCATGGCCGGCCGGCGTCGGAGTAGACCCCGCGCAGCTCGCGCCGGGCATCTAAAGACGCACCGCCGAGGGTGTGGAAGACGAACAGGGAGACGGCCAGTTCGGCCTGGAGGGCCTTGGATGACAAGGCGAACGCGCCGGACAGTGCTTTGACGCAGGCGGTGAAATCGTGGGAGGGCGTGGACATGATGGAACTCCTTCTCAAAAGTGATAAATCGGAGTTCCATCATGCGCCGGCGCGGGGCCGGCGGTTTGTTGATTGTCAGGCGGGCGGGTGACGGATATCAAGGCCGGGCGGTTATTGCATCGGGCCAGGCATGTGGGTCGCCACCGCCGCGCAAGGCCCATCATGCCCAGCGGCGCGCGTGCAGCGCCAACCGGGCGGCGGGAGGGCGCATTCTTGGGTCGACATAGCGGCGTCGATGTCGGAATGATCAGATAGCCCCCATAGATACTCCACCCGGCCGCTCTCGGCTAAACGGACTCGGGCGACACCCCACTCCCACCCGTCGGCATCCGTATTGCTGGAGTGCAGGAACTCAAAACGTTGGCGCTCTCGGCGCAGCAAGGAGGCTAAACCTTGAGCGTCGCGCTGTTCCCGCGCCAGAGCCTTCATGGCGTCCACGCTATCGTCCGCCGCCTCCAACAGTTCCAGGCACTTGCGCGGGCGCACCAGCGCCAGCAGGGCGAAGGCGATGAACAGGCCGAATAGTTTAATTCGCATCATGGTTTTTCTCCTTGGTTTGGCGAATAATCTTAGAAACCTCTGCCGCTTGAGCGCGCAAAATGGCGTATATAGGTCGCATCGCCTCGGCACGTGCGCGGAGAACTTTTCTCAAGTCCGGGTGCATAATTATCTCCAAAGTAATTTCATACGCGACGCCTTGACGTCGGGGTGGGCGCGGCCGGCGCAGATATCGCGCACGGTGTCGGCGCCGAGCAGGGTGCTATAGCGCGCCACGCACTGGGCGACGGACATCAGGCCGACTTCATAGTCCCAGCGTACAGCGGCCACCAGGCGCGCCGGCGTGGGGTTGCCCGCCGTTCGCGGGGCGATCAGGCGGGGGATGACGAGCGGGGGACGGGCGGTCATGGCGCTGGACCCACATCGCGCTCGCTGCCCTGCTGCACGGCGGCGGGTTCGTTCGATGGGTTTTTGAACGTGTAGCGCAGGGTTTGCGCATCCTCGAATGCGCACCGCATATCCGACGTGCTGCCGCCAAAAGCGCGCTCCAAATCATGCCGCTCGACCCATTCGGCGATCTGCTGGTCCGTGGCCTTTGCCACACCACCGTGCGGCGCGGCATCGGCTGGTGGCTTTGGCTGTGCTGGCAATGGGGCTAGAGCGGCGCGGGCTTGCCATGCAGCCCAAGCGGCGGCATCCGTAGAGCGGATATATGATTCGCCGTGACGCTCAGCTAGGCTTGGTGCCACTTGCCACGGCGCGGCTTCAGTATCTCCCCACACCTCAAACGCCGCCCGCTCATCCAGCGCCGTCCCTTCCTGCTGAATGGCTGGCGCCACCCACACATCATCCACGCACTGGAAGCCGTTCTTCAGCAGCGCCGCCTCGGCCAGCTCCAGGCGCTTGATGATCGGGGTCACAACTCACCCCCGACACCCATCGAGCTGCGCACCTTCGGCGACACCAGGTCGTTGCGCGGGATGCCGAATTGCATTTCGATCTCCTTGGCGCGCGCCAGCGGCACGTAGCCCTGGCGCAGCCACTGGCCCACGGCCTGGCGGGTGACGCCCAGCGAGACGGCCAGCTTGTTCCAGCTGCCGGCCTTCTCGACGGCCTTGTCCACCGCGCTGGTGGCGCGCGGCACTGGTTCGTCGGCGGCGAGCCATCCTTGAACGGTGCGTGGACTGGCACCGAGGGCGCGGCCGAAATCCTGCTGGCGGCCGATGTGGGCGATGGCCATCTGCAGGCCGGTTTGTTTCTTGGTCATGGTGTTGCTCCTTTTAAATTAAATCGCTGAGGTCTTCTACAACAGGTCGGACAGTTCCGAAGGCACATTCGATGAAGATGCGCGCCGCTTCGATGTTGATCGCGTTGCCGTATCCGGCGAGACGCCCGGCGCGGTGGCCTTGGCCTTCTTTACCGGCGGGGGCATGCCAATCGGCGCGGCCTCGTCCCACCCGGGCGGCAGACCCATCATCCCGGCAGCGGAGCCAGTCAGAATCTCGCCAGAACCCAGCAACCGGGCCGCGCCCGAGAGCTTCCACGCCAAGCCCCGCGATCCGTCGGGTGCCGTCCCACTGTAGCAATGGGTCGAACCCGTCGAGTCGTTCGCTACTGGCGTCGGCCATCCGCACAAGTCCACCGTCTTGCGGCTGCTGTCGTTGTCCCCCGCCGCGTTGTTGCCGTTCTGCGCCGGCGTCCCGGCCATTGGTGTCGGCCAGCCCGCCAGATTCGCCTGGCGCGGCAGCTGGTCGAACCGCTCCGACCCGTCCGCCCTCGGTCTGATGTCCGCGCCGCTGTCCTTCCAGTCTCTGGTGGTGGGCGTCACCCAGCCGGCCAGCTGCGCCGCCATTGAAACCGTCACCTGGTTCGCGCAGTGCAAGCCCGCCTTTGCTTCGTTCGCGATCGGCGTCGGCCAACCAGTACGTGCGGTCTCTGATGTGCGGAGCACCGACGCCCGCAGACGGAAACGCGACCGCCCCGAAGGCATAGCCCAAGGCTTCCATGTCATCTTGTACAAGGTCGAGCCAAGGCTCTGCGTCGCGGCTTGCAACCTGCTCACCAACGATTCTTGCAGGGCGGCACTCGCGGGCGAGGTGTTCGACGACCGGCCAGAGGTGCCGCTCATCAGCAAACCCTGCTCCCGCGCCTGCCGCGCTGAAAGGCTGGCACGGGCAACTGGCAGACCAGACGCGCTCGTCGTCCCGGACCCCAGCAGCTCGGAGAGCCAGGCTCCATCCGCCGAGTCCGGCGAAGAAGTGACACTGTGTAAATCCATTAAGATCCTCCGGTTTGATATCTTCGATACTGCATTCCCACACGACACCGTCGGCGATCAGGCCAGCGGCTATCAGGTTGCGCAGCCACTGCGCCATGTACTTGTTGATCTCGTTATACATCACCATCGCAGTTCCTTTCACTGACAAGCGCCAGCATAAACCACACTGTTACTTTACGCAAGTAATAAATATTCGCAAGAAATTGCTTGCGTATCGTAAATCCTTGTGTAATCATTCTCCCTGTCGATTCGGACAAACCCCACAACCCACTAGGAATAATCTTATGAGCATTGAAAACGCAATCCTGGAACTGGCCGCCGCGATCAACAATCTGGCCAAGTCGAACCCCCGCCACGACTACATCGCATCCAGCGCCCCGACGGTTGTCGCCGCCGACACCATCGAAGCGGACGTCACCAAGGTGGAAACCGACGCCAAGGCCGAGCAGAAGAAGGTCATGGCCTCTGTCGAAGCCGACCGCAAGCCGAGCACCGCCAAGGAAGCCGTGGCCGATGCACTGGCCCGCGCCAAGGCAGAGAAGGAAGCGTCCGCCGCGCCGGTCGTCGAGGAAGACGACCCACTGGCCGACTCCACTCCGCTGGAATACGAGAAGGACGTCAAGCCTAAGCTGGTCCAGGTGGGCAAGAACAAGCAGGAAATGGTAGACCTGCTGGCCTCGTTCGGCGTCGGCAAGGAACTGACCTACGCCAAGGCCGACATGCTGCCGGCTGACAAGTTCGGCGCCGTCGTCGCCGCCTGCGACAAGATCCTGGCCGCGCGGGGCTGATCGTGGCCGCACACGCCAAACTCTCCCCGAGCGGCGCCAAGCGGTGGATGGCTTGCGCCGGCTCGCTGACCATGGAGGCCGGCATCCCGGACAAGGGCAGCGAGTTCGCCGACGAGGGCACCGCCGCGCACTTCCTGGCGTCCGAGTGCCTGGAGGGTGAACACGATGCGAAGTTCTTCTTGGGCCGCTGGATTCAGGTGGTCAAGGGGACCACCGACTGGACCGACAACGGCAACAGCGGCGCGTTCCATGCCGACGCCGACATGTGCCGCGAGGTGCAGAAGTACATCGACGCGGTGCGCGAAGCGGCGCAGGGCGGCGAGCTGCACGTCGAGCAGCGCCTGCCGATCTTCGGCGGCGTGATCCCCGACCAGTTCGGCACATCAGACACCGTTATCATTTTCCCGAAGAAATTGAAGATCCGGGATCTGAAATACGGACGTGGCGTGCAGGTCTATGCATCCACACCGCGATACGACTTTGAACCGCAGGAAGACGGCAGCACCAAGCTGGTGGAAGTGGGCCGCGACGGCAACGAGCAGCTGATGCTCTACGCCCTCGGCGCGCTGGACGAGTTCGACCTGCTAGGCGAGATCGAGGAAGTCGAAATGACCATCGACCAGCCACGCCTCAATCACTCGGACAGCTGGACTTGCAGTGTTGAATATCTGCGGGCGTTCGAGCAGCGGGCGATCGCCGCCGGCAAGGAAGCCCTGAGCATCGCCGAACTGTACTTGCCCGACGTGCAGCCGATCCACGCGCTGTCCCCCGGTCCCGACCAATGCCGCTGGTGCAAAGCCAAGGCGACTTGCCCGGCGCTGCGCGACCAGGTGCTGGCGACGGTGGCAGGCGACTTCGAAGTTCTGACGGACGATCTGCATGACCCCCACGGCGACCTGGTGGATCAGTTCCCCAAGCCAGTGGTCGACAACCTCATCGCACTTGGAAAAGGCGAGATCGCGGTGTCCATCATCGACGCCGAGAAGATCATCGCGGCGGCGCACGGTGTAGCGCCGGGCAAGGTGGACTTTGAAAGCGCGGACGACCGGCCAGACCACTACGCGCCTGCGTACTTCATCGTCAAAAAGCCCACCCTGCGCCCGGCCCTGGAGAATCACGAGGCGCGGCTGACCAGTGCAAGCGACGAGCAGCTTGGCCTGTTGGGCGAGGCCATCGACCTGGTCGAAGGCTGGGCCAAGGCGGTGCGCGCTGAGCTGGAGCGGCGCATACTGGCCGGCGGCGAGGTGCCCGGCTTCAAGCTGGTAAAGGGCCGCGAGGGTATCCGCAAGTTCTCGGACGCCGCCGAGGCCGAGAAGATGATGAAGTCGATGCGCCTGAAGCAAGACGTGATGTACGACTGGACGCTGATCAGCCCGACCACGGCCGAGAAGCTGTACGCGGACGGCATCATCGGCAAGAAGCAATGGCCGAAGTTGCAGGCGCTCATCACCCGCAGCGAGGGCGGCCTGTCCGTGGCGCCAGCGGCCGACAAACGACCAGCGGTGGTGATCACCCCGGTGGCCGACGATTTTGAAGCATTGTCCGACGCGGACGACCTGTCCGACCTCCTTTAATTTATCAAACTTGAGAGAAAATCTACCATGAAAATCAAACTGACCAAAGTCCGCGCTGCCTTCCTGAAGTGCTGGAAAGCTGAAACCGTCAACGGCGAAGGTGAGCCGGCGTTCTCGTCCTCGTTCATCATCCTGCCGGACGACCCTCAGATCAAGATGATCGAAGCCGCTCAGGTGGAAGTGGCGAAAAACAAGTGGGGCGCCAAGGCAGATGCCATCATGAAACAGATGAAGGCATCCGACAAGCTGGCGCTGCATAACGGCGACACCAAGTCCCAGTACGACGGCTTCGAAGGCAACATGTTCATCAGCTCGCGCACCAAGACCCGCCCGCTGACCCTCGGCCGCGACAAAGCGCCGCTGACCGAAGCCGATGGCATCCTGTACTCGGGCTGCTTCGTCAACGTGTCGCTGGAACTGTGGGCGCAGGACAACAGCTACGGCAAGCGCATCAACGCGCAGCTGGGCGGCATCCAGTTCCACAGCGACGGCGATGCGTTCGCCGGTGGCGGCAGCGCAGCCGACGAAGATGACTTCGACGCCCTGGACGGCGCCGACGCCGACAGCATGATCTAAACCCACCGCCCGGCTCGCGCCGGGCATTTTCTGGAGAACGATATGGCAATCGAATTTACGCGGTGGTTTAGCATCAACAAAGACGGAAACCCGGCGCGGCCGGGGTTCTACGACGTAGCCTATGCAAGTGACACGGCCGAGAGCGCTGACACTGTTCGCTACTGGGATGGCGCACGCTGGTGCCATAACGACGAGCGCGAATGGACTTGCTTCGGCCACGGCGACACGCGCGGCGAACGGTGGCGCGGCCTTACGGCGCCGGCGTAATGTCCACCTACTCGATCCGCTGCCGCAACGGCCAATGCCGGCACCGCCGCGTGTCGCGCACCCACCCCGACGACTACAAGGTCGTGCCCCGCTGCTCGGTGTGCGGCTCGCGCAAGGGCTGGCGGATCGAGCAGCGGGCCTACAACAAGCGCGGGCTGTGCCACTGCGCCGGCCCGCTGTGCGAGGACGACCCGAACAAGACATTCCCGCACCGCATCACCCACCCGTCGTGCGACCAACACCCGCACGGCATTTACAACCAGGCGCGCGCCCGTGGCGTTGCGCATGAGGACATACCGAAGGAGTATTGGCCGTGAAACTTTACGATCCGAAACAAAAGCAGGAGGTGCAAGAGTTCGAGGTGCACCTCGCCAAAGACTTGGTGTCGGTGCTGGCTTCCATCGTGGATAGCTGCCCCGGCTGTGTGGCCACCGCAACCGGCATCCGATACGATCAAGGCCTGGTGGTGCACAATTCGCGGGGCAACCCCGTCGCCCATATCGTCACGAAATGGGATGGCAGGGGCTAGCCATGACCTACTTTGACGACCACGAAGACAAGTACATCGGCACTAGCCGACGTCGGTTCTTCGGCAACCGCAGCCCGAAGAAGCAGGCCGAGGTGCGACAGGCCGACCAGCGCGCTATGCACGTACCGCCCGAGTCGTTCATCGACCGGCGCGCCATGAAGGCGCCGCCCGGCAGCGCACTGGCCCGCGCACGCATCGCCGCGCACAACGCGTTTGATCCGCTGTGGAAATCCGGCGCCATGTCGCGCCGCTCGGCTTATGACTGGCTGGCGATCCAGTTGCACCTGCCGGTGTCCGCCTGCCACATGGTGCTGTTCGACGTGGACATGTGCCAGCGGGTGGTGGCCGTCTGCGCCGCCAGCGACGTGTGCCGCGCTGCCGTTGCGAAGTGCGGCCCGATTAACGATTTTGAGGATTTGACCCAATGAACCTTACCATCCACTACAGCAGCGCACCCGCGCGCGCGAAGCCGAAGACCGGTGACCGCCGCACAACTAAAAAGCACGGCCTGCAAATTCGCATCCCGCAGGTGTGCGGTTTCGGCCCGCACCGGGGCGCCCGCATATACAGCAACGGACGGCCGTGCTTTGAATGGGCCAAGCCACACGAACTGCCGGCGTTGTACCACTACCTTCTGACCGCTGAAGAAAAAGCGGCACTGCCAGGCCAAGCCTACCAGCAGGCAAAGGACGGGGCGTGATGAAACTTTCCTGGCACGACCTCGAAACCTTCTCCACTGTCCCGATCCGCAACGGCGCGTGGGCCTACGCCGAGGGCGCCGAGGTGCTGCTGTGGGCCTATGCGTTGGAAGATGGCCCGGTCAAGGTGTGGGATCTGACCAGCGGCGCGCCGATGCCCGACGACCTAGCGGCGATCCTCGTCGACGACGAGATCACCACCGTGTGGCACAACGGCTCGATGTTCGACACCACCATCCTGGCGGTGGCGCTCGGCATCGACATTCCACTGGCGCGTCTGCACGATACCATGGTCCAAGCGCTACAGCACAGTCTGCCCGGTTCGCTAGGGGCCTTGTGCGAGGTGCTGGGTGTGCCGAGCGACAAGGCCAAGGACAAGGCCGGCAAGGATTTGATTCGCCTGTTTTGTATCCCGCCGGCCGGCAACCTCAAGCGCGGACGCGCCACTGCTGCCACGCACCCGGTCGAGTGGGCGCGCTTCAAGGATTACGCCTCGCTCGATATCGTCGCCATGCGCGAGTGCTACAAGCGCATGCCGAAATGGAATTGCGCCCTGGTCGGGGAGCGCGCGGTGTTCCACGTCGACCAGACCATCAACCGGCGCGGCATGTGCATGGACATCGATCTGGCGCGCGCTGCTGTCGCGGCGGTGGACGTCGCCCAGGTGGCGCTGCGCGAGCAGACGTTCGATATGACGTCCGGCGAGGTGGAGAGCGCGACCAAGCGCGACGCCATGATGCTGCACATTCTGACCGAGTACGGCGTCGATCTGCCCGACATGCAGAAGTCCACCTTGGAGCGGCGCATCGCCGACCCCGAGCTGCCCGAGGGCTTGCGCGAACTGCTGCGCATCCGCCTGCAGGCCACCACCACCAGCACCAGCAAGTACACGGCGCTGATGAACTGCGTGAGCAGCGACGGCCGGCTGCGGGGCACGAAGCAATACTGCGGCGCCGCACGCACCGGCCGCTGGGCGGGCCGGCTATTCCAGCCGGATAATCTACCTCGGCCAACTATGAAGAACCCGGACATCGAACTGGGCATTGACGCGCTGAAGGCCGGCATCGCCGATATGCTCTACGACAACGTGATGCAGCTGACGAGCAACGCCATTCGTGGCTGCATCACCGCGCCGGCCGGCAAGAAGCTGGTGGTGGCCGACTTGTCCAACATCGAGGGTCGGGTGCTGGCCTGGCTGGCGGGTGAGACCTGGAAGCTCAAGGCGTTCCGCGACTACGACGCGGGCACCGGACTGGACCTGTACATTTTGTCCTATGCGAAGTCGTTCGGGGTAGACCCGAAAACTGTTAGCAAAGCGGATAGACAAAAAGGCAAGGTTCAAGAACTCGCCCTGGGCTACGAGGGCGGGGTGGGCGCGTTCGTCACCTTCGCGGCCGGCTATGGCATCGACCTGGAAGAACTGGCCAACAGCGCGCAAAGCTCGATCCCCGGCAATGTGTGGGGTCAAGCCAACATTATGCTCGACTGGCACCGCAGCAAGGGGCGCGACCCCGCCGCGCTGCTCGGACTGTCCGATCGCGCCTGGCTGGTATGCGAGTCGCTGAAACTCGGCTGGCGCGACGCCCACGCTAACGTGGTGCAGCTGTGGCGCGACGTCGACACGGCGGTGCGCGAGGCCATCAGCACGCCGAGCAGCACCGTGCAGGTGCGCATGCTCAAGATCCGCCGCGACGGCGCCTGGCTGCGCATCGTGCTGCCCTCAGGCCGTGCGCTTTGCTACCCGGCGCCGAAGCTGGAAGCCGAGAAGAAAAAGCGCAATTTTGAGGTCGATTCCGCCGGCGAATGTGCGGCGTGCGGCGGCACCCACACAGTGCTGGTCGGCGGCTGGCAAGGCGAAGAGCCCCCAAGCGTGGCGCACCGTGAATTATGCTACGCATGCCAAGGCCAGGAGCCGGCGTGCGAGGGCGGCCGGACGAAAATCACCTACGCCGGGGTGAATCAGTACAGCCGGAAGTGGGGCCGCATCGACACATATTCCGGAAAAATTGTCGAAAACATAACGCAAGCAGTCGCGCGCGACGTGATGGCGTCGAGCATGGTGGCGATCGAAAAGGCCGGCTACCAGATCGTGCTGACCATCCACGACGAGATTCTGGCCGAGGCGCCCGACGAGCCGCAGTACAACGCCGAGCACCTGGCCGAACTCATGGCCGAGGCGCCCGACTGGGCCGAGGGTTTGCCACTGGCGGCGGCCGGCTTCGAGGCGTATCGATACCGGAAGGATTGACGCCCCACCCCCGTGGGCCTTGGACATGCCGCTGGCCGCCGCCGGCTTCGAGTCGTACCGCTACAAAAAATAACTTGCACAAGTAAATACTTGCGTGTATAGTTCTTACATCAGCAGCGCAAACCACTCGGAGAAAACACCATGAACGCAATCAACCAAATCGCAGCAGCAAACGCCGGCAACGCCGCCATCGTTCTGGCCAAGGTACTGGTCAACGTCGAAAAGGGTATGCCGCTGGACGTGGCCTACGATCTGGTGTTCGGCGCCGGCGCCTACCTGAAACTGGCTTCCGACATTCACGACGCCGCCAACGCCCGCTAACCACACTGCCCGCTTCGGCGGGCTTTTTCTGGAGAACGATATGCCAAAAACAAGATACGAACTGTGGTGCGATTTCGCCGCCGCTGTCCTCGCTGGTGTCGCCGCCAATCCGAACACCGGGTGCAACAGCCCGAAGGACTTCGCCCACTGGGCCGGGCAGGTAGCCGATGCTATGTTGAAAGAAGTGTCCGCCCGCGCCGATCAGTTGAAGTAAAACCCCACCCTCCCAAGGACAAACACCATGAACACGAAAAACGAAAACGCGCTGCTCGACCTGGCCGCCGACATCTTGAAGTGCAAGAACGACGCCGCACTGTGCCGCGCGCTGGAAGTGGCGCCGCCGGTCGCCAGCAAGATCCGCCACGCCCGCCTGCCGGTGGGTGCCAGCATGGTGATCAAGCTGCACCTGGCCACCGGCATGGCCGTGCGCGAGATCAAGACCTTCATCACCCACGGCCCGCAGCAGGCGGTGAAATGACGCGCATCGAACTGCTCGACGGTAAGTACGCCGTGGTGATCGCCGCCGATCAGATAAGCTACGAGCGCCGGGGTGAAGGTTGGCCGGGCGCGCGGGGCTACACCATGGAATTTAACCAGTTGGTGGAGCCGCTGGCCCGTCGTGTAGCACTGCTGGAAGCTGCACTGATCCACGAATACAACGAAGAATGGAACGTCGGTGACGGAATCACCGACGAGGCAAAAGTGCAGTTCCTGATCGATCGGATTCCAAAATGAAAACCGTTCTCCTCCTCGGCGGCCCGGCCGCCGGCCAGCGCGTCGAAGTCCACGGTACGATGATGGGTGTTTCGATCCACGCCCGCGTCTACAAAGTCGTCCCGATGTGTTCGCACGGCGAGGTGCACTGGTTCGGCGTGCTCGACGGCGCCGACCCGCTGGCGCTGCTTATTGCGGGGTACGCACCGGTGCTGCCGGCACCGATTCAAGTAGACCGCTACGTCGGCGCCCACCCAGCGTTTGAGGCGCCCTACGGTGTGAAGCCATGACGCGCCACATCATCCCCGTCTTCGTCGTGGCTTGGGCCTTGGGCATGGCGTTGATAATCCTGGTGGGGTTTTTCAGCGCCACACCAGCACCCGCCAAAACGGAAACCCTCAGCTGCGTCCGCATCAAGGAAGTCACCCCGGCCGGCACCATCAACTACCTTTGCGAGGTGAAAAATGCAAAGCCGCAATAAGACCGAGGGTGCCTACCTCGAGAAGATACAAGACCGCCATGTACGGGGCCGCGATCCCGGCGTGACCGTCTATAAACGGAAGAACCCCGACGGCTCATTTACGGTGCGCAAGGTACAACGCGCGCCCAGCATCGGCACGGCTCTCAAAGAAATGCGCGACCGCACGCGCGGCGCTTACGACACCTGGGCCTGGCTCACCGGCGTGCGGGTGCCACGATGAAACGCCCCCTGCGCGAGAGCGATATCGAAAAGTACCTGGTCAAGCGCGTCAAGGAACTGGGCGGCGAGTGCCGCAAGATCCAGTTCATCGGCCGGCCGGGCGCGCCGGATCGACTGGTGATGCTGCCGGATAAGATCGGCGGCGTTGGAGCTTTCCGCCAGGTGGTGCGCAATGCGCAAACCATCTGGATCGAACTCAAAGCCCCCGGCAAAAAGGCCGAGCCGCACCAGGCCCGCGAGCACGCGCGCATGCGCAAGATGGGGCAGCGGGTGGTGGTTATCGACTCGCTGGAAGGCGTCGACGAGGTGCTGTCGTGAGCGGCGATATCTGGTTCGAGCGCACGCTGCGCCAGCTTAACGAACAGGGCCTCGCGGAAGCTCAGGCGCGCATCGCCGAACTCGAAGCGGCCATTGACAAGCTGGCCCAGTGCAAGGGTCGCTTCCACACCGAGGTCAATTACAAGGCGCTGATCGAGGTGCGCAATAAAATCTTGCACAAGTAAATACTTGCGTGTATAGTTCTTACATCGGCACTACAAACCACCTGGAGAATAAAATGAACGCATCGAACCTGTTTCAAGACATCGCCACCGAATGCCTGACCGAAGTAGTTTCGGCCGCATGCGTGTTCGACGACCAGGTGCGCGGCGTTCGCGCCCGCCAATCGTTCTACGTCTATCCAGACGACACCATCGTCAGCCTTCTGGCCGCTGATGGCGGCTACGAAGTGCTGACCCTGGCCGGCGATGACGTCGCCATCTTCCGCAACCGTTACCCTTCGTATTTCAACTGATGGCGCAGTTTGCCATCATCAACGGGTTGCACCTTTACGAGGGCAACCCAGACGCCTGGCGGCGCGGTGAAGTCCTACCGCAAGAACACCCCGCCCTGGTCGCGCTGATGTGCCCACCGCGCGGCAAAGAGCGCAAGGCCCGTAAGATCATGTGCAGCCCGACAGGATTGCTTAAAGACACCCCGGAGGTCCGGGCGAAAATAAAGCAGCACTTCGGAATCGAGTACCCTTAATCCTCCCAAGAAAGGAACCACCATGCCTCGCTCTATCGAAACCCTCCACACCCGCCGCGCCGCGCAGTTGAAAGCGCTGGCCCAGGTGCGCAACACCCTGCCGGCGCCGGACAGCGCCATGGTCGCCTACCTGTACGAGCACGCCTCGCCGCTGACCGACAAGCAGCACGAAACGATCGCCGTTCTGGCCGGCCGCTACCTGTGCGAGGTGGCGTGATGGCCGGCCTTAAAACCTGCGCGTGCGGTGAGCCAACCTTCGGCACCGAGTGCGAGATGTGCGCAACGGACAAAGGACTTTTCCAATCGCCCACTCGGCCAGCGCCACCGATTCTGATGACGTCGGACAAGACCCTGCGCGACGAATTCGCCATAGCAGCGCTTCCGGCTTGCATCGCCCACGGCGGCACGCCAGAACGCTATGCTCGCCAATCATACGAAATTGCCGACGCCATGCTGGAGGCCCGCAATGCGAACCGCTGACCTGACCGGCGCCCAGCTGGACTACCACACCGCGCGCGCCGAGGGCGTGCCGGCCGCCGACCTGGAGCTGCGCGCCAACGGCACGCTGTGCGTGCAGTACCTGCGCGGCACGCCCGGCAAGATCGTGGCCGTCCAGGTGCTCGACTACAGCACGAACTGGGCGTTGTCCGGTCCGCTGCTGGAAAAGCACCGCTTTAGCTACATCGGCGAGGTCGCGCGCCTGGAGTGGTGCGCCAACACGGAAACAGCGCGTGGCGAAGGCGACACCCCGCTGATCGCCATCTGCCGCGCCGTCGTGCGCGCCGCGTTCGGCGACGAGGTGGGGGATTTGCCATGCGCGTGACCCACGAAACCCGGCCTATGTGGGTGCTTGACATCAAACGCCCGCAGTGCGGCGTCCGCTTAACCGACTGCGAGATCCACATCGGCCCGAAGGCCATCTACGGGGTGGCGATCCTCCGCAATGGCGCCCGCGCCCGCAAGGTCCGGCATTTCTACGGGGCGAGCATGTTCGGCACCCGCGAGGCCGCCGAGCGCGCGGTGTACGCCTACGCGGCGGGGATCGTAAATTCGTTCTGGCACCAGCGTTTCGCGCACGCCGATTGGTTGGAGTGCAAAGCGCTGCTCGCGGCGAGGCGCGCCGCATGATCATCGTCCCGAAAGACTTCGCGCCACGCCCATACCAGAAGATCATTACCGACTTCATCCTCGACACCGACCGAGCCGGCGTGTGGGCGGGCATGGGCCTCGGCAAGACGGTCAGCACGCTCAACGCACTGGACACCCTGCAGGCGCTCGACGACCGCCCAATCCTGGTCGTCGCGCCGCTGCGGGTGGCCACGACCACCTGGCCCGATGAGGTGCGTAAATGGAACCATCTCCGGCACCTCACCGTGCTGCCGATCACGGGCAGCGAGAAGGAGCGCATGCGCGCGCTGAAGTACGACGCCAACATCTACGCAACTAATTTCGAACAGCTCCCCTGGCTCGTTGAACACTTCGGCGAGCGCTGGCCGTTCGCCACGGTGGTGATCGACGAGTCCACCAAGCTCAAAGGGTTCCGCCTGCGGCAAGGCACCCAGCGCGCCAAGGCCTTGGGCCGGGTGGCGCACACGAAGATCAAGCGCATCGTCGAGCTGACCGGCACGCCGGCACCCAACGGCCTTGAGGACTTGTGGGGGCAAGCGTGGTTCCTGGACAAGGGCGCGCGCCTCGGCCGCACCTACGACGACTTCAAGAAACGCTGGTTCCGCAAGAAGTACAGCGGCTTCGGCACCGAGCCGATGGAACACGCCCAGGAGCAGATCCAGCGCGCGCTGCGCGACATCTGCGTGACCATCGACGCCAAGGACTGGTTCGACCTGAAGGACCCGATCGTCAACAACATCTACGTCGATCTGCCGGCCAAGGCGCGCGCGCTGTACCAGGACATGGAGAAGCGCGCCTTCATGGAGATCGCGGCAATGGGCACCATGCACGGCATCGAGGCGCTGGGCGCGGCGCAGAAGATCGGCAAGCTGCTGCAGCTGTCCAACGGCGCCGCCTACCTTTCGCCGGGCAGTAGCGAATGGGCCGAGGTGCACGACGCGAAGATCCACGCGCTGGAGGACATCGTGGAAGAAGCGGCCGGCATGCCGGTGCTGGTATCCATCCAGTTTAAAAGCGACCTTGCGCGCCTGCTGAAGGCCTTCGGCAAGGACGCCATCGCGTTGAACAGCCAGGAGGGCGTGCGGCGTGCGCAGCGTGGTGAGGGCAAAGTGTGGCTGGGCCACCCGGCCAGCATGGGCCACGGCGTCGACGGCCTGCAGGAGCACACCAACATCATGGCCTTCTTCGGCCACGACTGGAACCTGGAGCAGCGCCTGCAGATCATCGAGCGCATCGGGCCGACGCGGCAGATGCAGGCCGGCAAGGATCGGCCGATGTTTATTCACAACATTATCGCGAGGGAAACCGCAGATTCTATGGTGATCGAGCGGGTGGAGACGAAACGCTCGGTGCAGGACGTGCTGCTCGCGGCGATGAAGGCCAAGGGCTACGCATAAATAACTTGCACAAGTAAATACTTGCGTGTATAGTTCTTACATCGCCGCCGGAGAACACATCATGAAAACCATCCTCACAATCGCCCTCGCCGCCACGCTCACCGCGTGCGGCGGCATGCAAGACGCCCACGCCGAGCGCGTACGGCAGATATACCGGCCGTCGCTGCCGGCTGTCTCGATCACCGCGCCGGATGGTCGCACCACGATCAGCACCTGCGTGCACGACGCCGGCGCCATCTGCTCGCTGGTGCGTAACGGCGTAGAGTACATCAACGACACCGACCACGGCCGCCAGTTGCAAAGCGCGGTGTCCTACGACGGCAAGGGCGAGAACGACAACCCGACCGAGGCCGGCGCGTCGCACCTGACCAACGGCTACAACCCGTCGCCGTCGAGCAGCCGCCTGGTGGAGTCGAGCGGCGCCGGCAACGTGATCAGCACCTTCAGCCAAATGGCCTACTGGAACCCGGTCGCCGGCCAGCGCACATCGGACACCTATTTCGAGAAGCGCGTCCAGTTCGTCACGCCGACCGTGATCCGCTATGACGTGGCCTACGTGGTGCCGAAGAAGCAGGCCGCCACGTTCGAAACGCTGACCGCCTACATGCCGGCCGCCTTCAGCGAGTTCTACACCGCCGACGGTGCGCACCTGTCGGACGGCCCGGGCGAGCAAGAGAAGCCGGTCATCCTGGCCACCCCGAACGGTCAGCATGCCATGGGCATCTATTCGCCCCGGACGGTGGGCTACGGCCGCTGGCGCTTCCGGGCCGACGGCGTGGTGAAGTGGAACGCCGTCGTGCGCGACACCAACGTCGAAGGCATCTATCGATTCACCCTGTACGTTGTGGTGGGCACGCTCGACAGTGTGCGCGCCGACATCGCCAAACTTTCGCAACAGCCACTTTAAGGAGAGCATCATGAACAAACCAATCCCCACCCTCAACGATCCATGGGTCCGCTGGGCGCGCCTGATCGGCGCCCTATTCGTCGCTGCCGTGGTGCTGGCGCTGCTGGGCGGGGCGGTCGTCAAATGAAGCGCTGGCACACCCCGCACTGGAAAGCCGTTAAACGTGCCGCTGTGCACGCCGAGCGCGATCTGGCGGTGCAAGGCTGGCTTTGCGTTTTGCTCGCCGTGGCGGCCCTGCTCGCAAGCCTGCGGCTACTTTGAAGGAGCGGACTATGCGACTCAAGAGAACCAAGCAGCACCGGCAAGGTGCCCACCTGATTTTGTACGGGCCGAAGGGCGCGCCGACACACGCGCGCTTGGTCTCGCGCACTGAGAGTTTCCAAATCGAGACCGACACCCCGGAGGGCTTCTTGCTGGAGCTGGCCGACGAGGAAAGATTCGCGTCGATGATCCCGCCGGGCCGCCGCTTCCGGACCTGATCTATTTCAGCGCGTCATAGGCGCCGTAGCATGCGGCGAGGGCGGCGCGCTGTTCGTCGGCGCGCTGAGCGATCCCGACAAGAACAGTTGCATCTGATCGATATAGCTCGGCCCCAGTGGCACCCGCGCAAGCGGGGGCGGCTTGGGGCACCCCACCTGGGCCGGCGGGCTGGCGGTCTGGACGGTCCCGCAGCCCTGCAAGAGCAGCAGCGCCAGCAGCGCGCACGCGATTGATTTCATTTTGTTTCTCCTGTTCGACTTGGCCGACGCGATCGGCCCATCCTCGTTCGGTGGCGCGCGCGGCCAGCTGATCGGCGGCGTAGATCTCCGCGCGCTGGCGCTCGGCGTCGGCCGAGGCCTTCTCGATGCGCGCGATCTTGGCGGACATGATGGTGTGGTCGAGCGCCGCGCCGCCGGCAGCACCGAGCAGCAGGCCGCCTACGACGAAGGGCCAGGTGGGGATCAGGCTCATCCGATCACCATCCTTTCGATCAGCCGCGCCGCGCGGTTCGGGGTCTGTGTCTTGGCCCATGCCGAGTCGCGCATGTGCTCTGCCGCGCCCTCGTAGTCGCCCACCTGCATGGCCGCCACCGCCTTGCGGAAAGCGAGCAAGCCCGACACGCCCAGCTGGAAAGCCATGTTGAGAATGACGCGCTGGCGCTTGTCCGACAGGCGGCGCCACCACGGCGCGCGGCGGTCAAGTTCCGCCATCTTGGTGTCGATGTCGAGATTGAGCAGCAGTGCCGACTGGTGCGGGGTGATGCTCTTGCCCTCGCGCAGGTCGACGCCGAACGGCGCGGGGTCGGCGCCCTTGGCTGGGTCCAGCAGGTGGCCAACGCCGATGGTCCAGTACCCGAGGTGGTCCTTGTACGAGCGCAGCTTCTCGCCCTCGTCGGCGCGTAGTTCGACGTTCAATAGTTCGCGGTTCATGGCGGGGTTTCCTCCCTTGGTGCCGGTGCGGGGGGCGCGCCGCGCAGCCGGTTAAAGATATCGGCCATCCATCCGAACAGGCCGTCGTCCACCCCTCGATCAATGACGCGGCTACCGCCGGCGCCGCCGAGGGTGATCAATGCGGCTTGTAACGAAAAGTAGAGCGGGGTCCAGCTGACCAGCAGAAACACCAGCATGCCGGCGGCCAGGCCGCAGAACAAATCCTTGACGATCTCCAGCCATACGCTCTTGATCTGCAAGTCGGGCTTGGTGATTTTGTTGAGGGTGTTGGCCGCCGCGCCGATCAGCGAGAAGATGATGGTGTACTTGATGGCGGCGAAGGGGATGGACTCGATGCCCTTCGCGAGGTCGGTCTCTGCCGCATAGGCTGCGGCGCACCAGAAGGCGCAAAGGTAAATCCAGAAGGCAATCTTCAGCTGCAAGCTCTTTGCCACCCTGGGCCTCGTGATCGTAGTTTGGCGTCCAAGAACGCAACGGCAATATTTAGGAACGCATGCCAGTAGAAAAATAATAACAATGATACGCTGTGCCCGCCCCTTTCCGCAACAAATGGTTGCGCCGCGTAGCAGAAAGCGAGACTAGCGAAGAGGTAGTGGCGATACCGGAACGTCCGGCGCCAGGTGATCACCAGCTTGCGGCGGCCGAAGCAAATGTGGTCGGGGGTCCAGTCGTTGAGCAGCACGTCGAGCACCAGCACCAGTCCGATCAGCGCCATGGCCCACAGCAACGCGGTGCCGTCGGCGTAGCGGTTCACCTCGTACAGCCCGGTGAGCGGGTCGTTGGTGCCGTAGTACCAGGAGACGAGGGCGCCGCCACCCATGGCCAGTCGGGTGAGGGCGGGGAATTGGTCTTGCAAACGTTGGATCATTGGCTTCCTCGATTCCGAAGACGGGAGGACGCTGGGATGAAAGATAGGCATAGGATCTCCGAAAGTTCGAGGATCGCCTGCAGCGCGCGGTACTGGCTAAACGGGTGGCTCCCGTCTCTATAGTAGCCCATGAAGTGGACAAATACCAACACGGCACAGATGGAGGCGATAACGACACTAGCAGCAGCTCTTAGGCGCAGTGCCACGAGGGCGACAACGATCTCGGCGAGACCGCAGAAAATGTAATAGGTCGGCCATTCTGTTGGGGCCGGAATAAAAATGCTCGCGGCCACCACTGCGGTGAGCGCGAGCATGCGCCAGTCTTTCCAGTTCAGCCAAACGGCGAGCGCCAGCAGCACCAGATAGAGCGGCGTGCGCATATTACTTCGGAGGCTTCGGTGGTGGCTCGGTGCCGCCGCCGGTCTGCGGGGTAGGCACCGGGTCAGGGGTCGGTACGGGCTTAGGATCTGCGCACATGATGTTTCCTTTCAGGGTGAATGTACGCGAATTCTATCACTCTTCCTCGGCTTCGGGAGCAGGAGATTCAAGCCACTCGTGATCGGGCGGCGGCTGCTCGGGCATGTCGCCGGGCGGTGGGAACTCGGTCGGCGGCGGGACGTCCGGGTCGGCCACCTCCGGGCGCGGCCGGCAGGTCATCGCCGTGACGCCCTCCGCTTCGTACATGCCCAGCTCCACGTAGGCGATGCATAGCCATTCGGCGTCGCACATGGACGCCACGATGACATTTAGTATCCGGCCATTCTGGTCCAGCAATTCGACGGCCGGCAAGACCGGATCGTCGATGGTGCAGGTGTTCGGTGGAATATTTTCCCAGCCCATGAGGTGCTCCCTTATTTGAAGTAGCGGATGATGATGCAGCCGCCGGTGGCGGTGCCGCCGGTGCCGCTGCTCTGGTTCCCGCCACTGCCGCCGGCGCCGTAGCCGTTCGCGTTGGCGACGTTGGGGTTCTCCAGCGAAGGCCCGCCGAAGCCGTTATTCGAATCCCCGCCGGCGCCCACCAGAAGGCTGCCTACGCGGGGCGTTCGGGGGCGCGGTGCGATCACCATGTCTGCCCCGGTTGCCCCGGTGGCAGTAGCGGACAGCGCAGTGAAGCCGGAGAGCGTAAATGTGGTGGTGCCGCCGAAGGCGGGATCAACCGTGGTGGTGCCTGGCGCGGAAGCACCGCCGATCGTAATCAGGGCCGTGCTGCCCACCACCGCGTCCCGGAAACGTTTTATGGCGCACCAGCCCGCCTCGCCCCCACCCCCTCCGTTTCGGTTGTACCCGCCCTGCCCACCTGCCTGCACCTCAACTTCGAAACTGGAGGCCTGCACAGTCCAGATGGAACCGGAAGTGAGTATCTCGATATACTGCTTGGCGCCGACTGACGGGGTACCGTCGCGCTTCTTGACGGTCACCCAAAATATCCCGCCCAGACGAACCACCTCGACCTGATCACCAGTGACTAAGGTTTGCGTGCCGCCAGAAACCTGCATCCCGGCGCCGTCTTGTAGGGTTACGGTCCCGCTTATAATCAACCTGCGCCGGGAACCTGGTTGGGGCGACGCCGTAAAGCCTGTTACAGTGCCAGGCCCGATTAGGAACAGTGTATTGCCCGCGCCGCTCCAGATATCCGGGGTAGTGCTGGCGGGTACGTCCGCCGCCGCCGCACCATTCAGCGCCCCCGTTAGATTACCCCCGGTGACGCCGCCAGTTGATCCAGCCGCGCCCTTCTCACCGCTTGGCCCGATCACCCAGTTCGCCACGGTGTTGCCGCTGGTTGCCGGGTTGACATCGGTGACGGCGAGCGTCAGGGTGGTGCCGCTGTACGTGGCCGTGCCCACCATATACTGAGCGGCGTTGGTCGGGTTGACCGCCTTAAGCGTCTGGTTCGGGCCGAACTGCTTGCCGGCCTGCGTGGTGAAGACCTTGGTGCCGGTGCCGATCACCAGCGACGTGGTGCTGGTCGCCGTCAGCGCGGCGGCGTAGTTCTGCGCCGCGTCGCGCGCCGTCTCAGCGCCCGTCTGCGCAGACTGCGCCGCGTTGCGGTAGGTCAGGGCGGTGTCGCGCGCGGCTTCGGCCGCGTTGCGATAGGTCAGCGCGGTGTCGCGATAGCCCATCGCGGCGACGGCCGAGGCGGCGCCGTCCAGCGCATTGGCGTAGACGTTGGCGGCGATGGCCGCGATCTGCGTCAGGATGACCGTGGAGAACCACGTAACCCACGCGTCAACGCGGTCGGAGAACGTGGCGCGGTCGCCGCGCTGCGGGAGATCCGCCGGTGGCGGGGTGTAGCCTGGTGGAGGGGTAGCAGCCATTTTAGATCAATCCTTTTACCGTAATATTCACAACAGGTTCCCCGAAGTCGTCGTATGTTTGCCGCGCGCTGACCAATCCGAAAACGGTCAGGGCTTCGTACATTGTAACTCGACTTCCGATAACGACGACAGGTGTACCGAGAACTTCTTTAATCGTATCGAGCACCGCGTTTGCGTCCTCAATCGACATCTTCGCGCTGATGTTCATGCCGGTGGCGTTGTTGCGCTTGCGTACCGCCGTCTCGCCAAACTCGTTGGTGATCACTGAGCTGTAGTCGATTGGCTCCACCGACACGCCGCTCAGCGGCGCGCCGACCGGACGCAGATCTCCCAGGGCGAACATGCCTACCGCCACCTCAGAGCTGGCCGACGTCAGCGTGAGGGTGATCTCCATGCTGTTGTACGGGTCGATGCCGGTGGCGATAAACTGGCGCAGCGGCTTGAAGCGGTCGAAGAAATACTCGTAGTAGTCGGCCGGCGCGGATCCTTCCAGATCCTGGTCCAGCGTGTAGATCACCGTCCCGCCGGGGGCGTCCTTCACCACCGCGTTGATGTGCTCGGCCTCCAGGCCGAACAGCGCGAAGCCGTTGAAGTAACCGGGCTTCAGGGTGATCGATATGCTCCCGGCGCGGCGCGTCTTCGTCGACACCAACCCGTCGAACATGGCGTAGAGATTCGTCGGTCCAACCTCGATCCAGAACGTCACCTCGCCGGCGGCATTGAACCGGTTGGCCAGGATCTCCGGGTCTTTCGGCGCGCCGGACGTCATCACCTGCGCCGCCTCGTAGACGCGGTGCGTCGACGCCTTGTAGACGCGCGCGCCCACCGCGAAGTTGGCCGCCGACCACGCGGGATTCGGGTCTTCCGGCGTCAGATTGGTGGACGTGATCACCGCCGCCGTGATCGTGACCGGCGCCAGGATGCTGCAAAGGTCGTCCGCTTCTATCATGCTGGTTCCGTCAAAAGGGCGTTGCCGCCGGCAGATACTTGGTCGAATTGCTGCGCCAGGCGCGCGCCCGAACTGGCGCTGCTGCTGGTGCTGTTCGCTGTGCGCGCGATGTCCGCCTCCACGTTGGCCATGCGCGCATTCATCACCCGCAGCTCGGCCACCGTGTTGGCGCCGCTGTTCTGGTTTTGCAGATACTCGGGGCTATTGAGGAAACCCTGCTTGATGGCGTCCCAGCTGGTGCCCTTCTTGATCTCGTCGAGGTAGAACTGCAGTCCAGCGGCGTCCGCATTGCGCCCCAGCAGGGTGCTATACAGATTCTCGATGGCGCCGATGTTGCCGGTTTCGGCCGCGAGCGGGTTGGTTGCGGCGGCACCCTTGAGCGCGGCGATTGCTTCGGCCAGTGCGGCCAGTGCGGCGGGCAACGAGTTGAGCGACGCCGAGGTGCCTGTGGCGATCGCCACGGCCTTGCGCTGTTCTTCCAGGATCGCATCGAGGCGCGCGATCTGCATGTCGTAGGCCCGCTGCGTCGCGGTCTTCTGGTCTTGCAAGGCGAGCAGCGTCTTCTCGGCCACGGTCAGCTGCCCGTCGGTGATCGCGCCCAGCTCTTTGATGTCCCGGCCGGCGGCGGCCTGGTCGCGCAGGTAGTCGGCCATGCTGCCGTAGCGGTCGGTGCTGTTGCTGCCCAGCGCGGAGAGCGCATCCTTCAGGCTGTCGGCAGACGGCAGCACGCCGCTCGCCTTGGCGATTGCGATGGCCGCCACCACCTGGGCGCGCGCCGCGCCGTAGGAGGCCACATTCTGCTGCGCGCTGCGCACGGCTGTGACCGGCGCGGCCAGGGCGTCGGACAGCGATTTGAGATTGCCGATCTTCGTCGTCACCGCCGTGATGCTGTCGTTGATGGCGGCAAGCGCTGCATCAAGCGCGGTCTTGGCGGCGGTCTTCTGCGCGTCGACCACGGTTTTCAGGTCGTTGTACGCCGCGCTGATCGCGGAGATCAGGGCGTTGACTTCCTGCATTTGCGCGGTGGCCAGATCCTTGGCGGCCTGCGCGGCGTCGGCGGTAGCCTTCTCTTCCGCCTTCAGCGCGGCCAAGCGGTCGTACAGCGCCACGGTGCTGGCGTCCATGCCCTCGATCTCCAGCGCGCGCACGGCTGCCTCGCCACCGCGCGCGGCGAGGATAACGTCGATCTGGTCCTGATAGCCTTTGTTCGTCGCTGCCAGTGCTGCCGCTACTTCCTGCGCGGCCTTGACCTGGGCGGCGGCGATCTCGGCCTCCGCTTGCGCCTTGGCCTTGGCTTCGTCCGCCGCAGCCTTGGCCGCCGCCTCGGTGGCCTTGGTGATCTCGTTGAAGGCCGGGGCCAGGGCGAGCAGCTGGGCGAACATGGTCGCGCCGGCCTCGGTCGTCTTGTCCAGGCCCAGCAGATAGGTTTTGAACTGGTCGTTGGTGGTCAGGCCCGCCACGCCCATCGACTTGAGCGCATCGGTCAGCTGCTTCTGCACTGGGGCCAGTTGCTCGGCTTCGGTCAAGAAATTCTGCTGGAAGTAGGACAGACCACTACCCAGTGCCGTCAGGCCACCGTTGACCGCGATGAAGGCTTCACGCGCGGCGATGCTGCCGGCGCCGACCGCGCCGAACGAGGTGCCCACAGCGGCGAGCATGGTGTCGAGGCTGGTGTAGTTGCTGACGATGCGCTCCATCGTCACGCTGAGCGACTCGCCTTCTTTTTGGAACTTGGTCAGGTTCGGCACCAGTTCCACGGCGATGCTGTCGGCGACGCCTTCGAAGAACTTGGTGATGGCGCCGAGCTTGTCGGAGTCGGTCGCCAATCCGGTCAGATCGATGCTCAGTTTCTGCACGCGGGTCGACAGCGCGGAGGTGTCCGCGCCGATGGTGTCGCCCAGCACCTTGGACACGTCGAGGATGGCCTTATAGGTGGACGAGAACGCGGCCGACTGCTCGCTCGAGAGCGCGGTGCTGTCGGTGCCCTTCTTGTCGCTGCGGAACCAGCCGCCCTTCTGCGTCCAGGTACTGATGTTGTTGCCGGTCGCGCCGGTCGCGGTGAGCGAGCCGTCGATGATCGTGCTCTGTACCTTCTTCTCGCCCATGCCGAACAGACGATTGGCGACGCCGCCGAGCAGCCCACCGATCAGCGCGCCCAGTGCGGTACCGACGACGGGCACGATGCTGCCGATCGCCGCACCGATGGCGGTGCCGGCGGCGACGGTATTCTTGCTGCCGTACTGGCCGGAGATCAGGTTGCCGCCGAGGTAGCCACCCGCCGCGCCGGCGAAGATACCGACGCCGGCGCCCACGGCCGAGCCGCTGCTGATCGCCGAGCCGGTACTGGCCATGCCGGCCGCGTTGTAGGCGGCGGCGGCATTGGCGGCCTGTGTGCTGGTCAGGCCCATGCCGGCGCCGAATGCCGAGGTGGCCGACGAGCCGAATAGATTCCCCAGCGTGGTGACGTAGCCGCCCAGTGCGCCGCCCGCGCCGGCGAAGCCCGATGTAAAACCGTCGTAGATCGATTTGCCCGCGTTGATCAGGCTGACGCCGCTGGCCGCACCGCCAGACGAAGCCCCGCCGCTCAATGCCGTGGCGATATCGCCTACGCCGCTGGACGTGGTGCTGATGTTGATCAGCCACTTCTTGATCGTCATCTGGTACAGCCAATCGAAGAAGATATTCTTGAAGGTGTCCTTCAAGCGCGTGGCGGTGTCCTTGCTGCCGTCGAGGATCGAGACGAACGTCGAGTGCGCGGTATCGTCTATGCTTTTCCAGAACGCCACCTGCGCGGCGGCCGCGTCGTCGCTGGCTTTCTTCTGTTTGTCCAGCACTTCAAGGTTGCCCATGGCGGCGATGTTGCGCTTGCGCGCTTCGATCTCGCGCTCCAACTGCGCCACGGTGTCCTCGCTCAGGTCCAGCGCGGCGCGCTGCGACAGCCGATCCTCGTCGCGCGCCAGCGTCATCCGTGCGATCTCCATCTTGGTCTTGCCGTAGACGGCCACCAAGTCCTCGTTCGCGGCGGCTTCGGCCACCAGTGCGGTGTAGTTGGCGTCTCGCTCGTCAGCCAGTGCGGCGACGGCGGCGCGCACCTGCTTGGCGGCGGCGGCGTTCTTCTCCAGCGCCTGCGCGTTATCGAGCAGCGCGCGCACTTCCTTGATGTGCTCCTTGGTCAGCACGATCTTGCCGGCGGCCAGTTCCTCATCGAGCTTGATGCGCGCTTTCTGCGAATCGGTCAGTGCGTCGCCGCCGTCGATCTCCAACTGGTCGGCGGCCATCTTCTCTTTGATCGATGCGATCAGGCCCGCATAGGCGCTTTGTTCCTTGGCCGCTGCGGCTGCGGCTTGGTCGGCGGACTTCTTGCGCGCGGCGTCGATCTCGCCCGCGTTCAGGAAGGTGGCCACCTTGACGGCGGTTGCGGCCTTGATTAGGTTGTCCGCGATCAGGTCGCCGGCGTCCTTGACCGGCGCGACTTGGGCCGCCGCCGTGGTACCGAGGTCAACCCACTTCTTTTCCCACACGTCGAAGGCGGCGCGCGCTTTATCCGCGTCTGCCGCCGCCTGGTCGCCGATCCCGCCCTCGCCAAAGGCACCTTTCAACGTCTGCAGGCCCCCCGAGATGTCAAGATTGGCGAACTGCCCGACCGCGCTAAAGAACTGTCCTATCTGCGCCGCCCACACGCCGATCTCGGTGGCGACGGTCTTGATCACGAAAGATACGTTTCCGGCGGTGATGATCAGCACCCGCAGGATCTCGTTCAATGGGGCGAATTTATCCGCCGCGTTATCCAGCTCCTTGCCGTTGGTGGCGAAGTCGTCCGCAAGCACGGTCAGCACCGGCAAGAGGCTGGCGGCGATGCGCGTGCCGAGACCCTGAGCGGCAAAGCCCAGTTCGTCGATCTTGTCGTTGAACGCGCCCGCGTCGGCGGCGACCTGCTCGGTGATGCCGGACAGTTCTTTACCCTTGCCGATCAGCGCGTCGATGCCGGCGGCACCGTTGTCGAGCAAGACGGCCGCCTCTTGCCACGACTTTCCCAGCACTTCGGCGCCGAAGGCCGCGCGCTGTTGGGGGTCTTGGATATTCTTGAAGATGTCGGAAAGCTGCTTGAACGCTTCGAGCGGTTCGGTGGCGGTGATGCCCAGCTCGCGGAACTTAGCGCCGTCCTTGCCGATGTTCTGCGCAAGCTTGGTGATGGACGCCCCCACCCCTTCGAGCTGGGTGTCGGAGAGTTTGGCCCCGTAGGCAAGGCCCGCGAGATCCTCAATCGCCACGCGGGTGCGCACGCTCAAATCGTTGAGCGCGTCGGCGGCGTCGATGCTTTGCTTGATGAATGCCGCGAAGGCCCCGATGGAGAGACCGCCGGCCAAGCCTTTCAGCACGTCCTTGAACGCCTCTGCGCTGGCGGACATCGCCGCGAAAGCCGCACGGGTTTCCCGGCGGCCGTCGTTGAGGTCTTGCCGGAGTCGGGCAATGTCAGCGCGAAGGCGAATCTCTACATCAGCTGCGACTGTCATTGCCCGTTTTCTCCAGTTTCTTGGCCTTGCGCTCCAGGCGCCGTTCTTCGCGGTCGAGGGACTTCTCCGCTTTTTGGTTCCGCGCCCACCGCCATTTCGATTCGAACTCAGGCCATGGGCAAGGTGCTTCGCGCTTCGTCGCGGCGAACGATTCCCCCAAATACGCCTTGGACAATTTGATCAGCAGCCGCGACTGGTACGGTTGCCATTCTATACCAAGCAGGTGCTCCCAGTGCACCAAATCGACCGCTTCAATCGGCCCGTCCTTCTTGGTCGGGCCTATCTCCCACAGGTAGTCCAACAGGTCACGCCCCCAAGACACCGGGGGTAGCTCCAGCGGCAAGCCGCTGGCCTCGATCGTGTCGCGCCGGGGCTTCTCCGGCGGCGCCTTCGTGTCCGAGGTGCTGGCCTCGGGCGTTGCGTTTAGCCAGGCTGCGAAGCGGACGAATCGGTGGAGGTCGTCGCTTGCTCTGGCAAGTAGTTTCCCCGATCACCCGCGAACTTGTTCAGGCCGGCGGCGATGTGGCCGATCTCCAGATCCTTGTAGGCCGCGCGGAAAGCCGCGTTGCCCACCTTGCCCTCGTAGTCGAAGCCGTCGAAGGAGATGGTGATCGCGGCCAGGAACACGGCCAGGTCTTCGGTGTCCGCGTCGGCGGCGCGCTTACTGTCCTTGCCGTTGATCAGCGCCGACAGGCCGCCGGATTTCTTCTCGGTGAAGTCGTGCAGCGCGGCTTGGAAAACCTTGGTGCCAGGGCTGTGGTGGGTGATGGTCCACGGCGTGCCGTCTTCGTTGTACTGGACGTTGCCCTTAGCATCGGTGACTTCGTATTTGCCGACCGGCAGAATGGAGAGGGATTTCAAGCTTTTCATTTGGATTCTTTCTTGGGAGGATTAATGCACCTTCGGCCACCTGCGCCCTCCCAAGGGCGACAGGTGACCGTCAGTGCTGGTTGTGGCCTAGCGGCCGGGTTCTTACGCGGCCGGGGTCGGGATGACCGGGGTCGCTGCTTTCAGGGCTTCGGACTGCAACAGCAGGGTCATGGCGTAGGTCAGGTTGTCGTTGCTACCGCCGCCGGACTCGGACAGGTTCGACACCTGCGCGGTGCAGTACAGCACCGAGCCGGACTGGCGCACGACGGCGAACGAGGCGACCGAGCGGTCACGCATCACCGTGTCGGCGGCGTCGAACGCATCGGTGTCGCCGTCTTCGCCTTCTTCCAGCACCATCCACTCGGAGTCGATCAGCTGGTAGTTGCCGACGCGGCGACGCACCAGGCCTTGACTCACGACGTCCAGCTCGGAGGTGTTGGACTGACGGCCTTCCATGGCGCCCACTTGAGTGACGGTGAACTCCAGTGCGCCGGCGCCGAAGAACGTTTCGAACGCGGCCTCGGTGTCGTCGGTTGGGCGGCCGGCTTTGATGAACAGGCGCGTGCCTGCGTAGGTCTCGAAATCTGCTGGAAACGGCATAATGTTTTCTCCTGTTGAATGCCCGCGCGCACCATTGCGAGACGGGCGGGCAAACCGATACCGTATTCTAATTCGGTTCGGAAAAAGTTACCATGAAATCCCGCGACTTTTCGTGTATTTTATCGTCGCCCACCGGTAGATCTGGGCCTTCGCCCTGCTGAAGGATGGACTTGACGTGGTACGACAACACCTGGCCGGTGTGGACGCCCGCGCCGAGCGCTGCGGCTTTCAAGATTTTCTCGCTCGCCGCGTAGCCGCCGGGGTCTTTCGCCAGCACCGTGACCTGCACGCGGGTGCGCATCGTCTTGCCCGGCTGGCGGCGCGCGATGGTGCTGATCTCGTCGCCGTAGATGCGGGTCACGCTGATCACCGGCAGTACCGTGAACTGCGTGGCGGGGCCGACGTAGATGCGCTCGGCCGGCACCAGCGCGGTGACGACAGGATTGGAGGCCAGAAGCGCGCGGACGATGGCAACGGCGCTCATGCTGCGGCCTCGTCGGGCGGCACGGCGGCGGGCACGTTGAGGCCCTCCTTGGTCAAGCGCTTGCGGATCTGCGTCTGCACAGCGGCCACGGCCTGCGAGAAATTCTCGTCGGCGGCCGGGCGCATGAAAGGCTTTTTCTCCGTGCCCGGGTGATCTACGTTCTTCACCAGGGTGCCATTCACATTCATAGCGCCGCCCGGCGGGGCGACTATGACGTGGGCGCGAGTGCCGAACTCCACCATCTGCGCATAAAACGCTTGACGGTTGCCGACCTTGACACTGGCCGACACCTGGCCATCCTTGCCTTTGCGGGTGGTGATGCGTGCGGACGCCAGAAGCGCGCCGGTCTTAGATATGACCGAAAGATTCTGCTTGACCTGATCGAGGTACACCTTGGCCCCCGCGCGCAGCGCGGAGCGCATGATGTTCGTTTCTACTTTTTGGGGCAGCGTCTGGAGCAAGGCGTCGAGCGCGGCGCCGCCGGTGATGTTCTCCTGGCTCACGAGCTGAACTCCTTGATGGTGAATTCCAGCCACTCGCGCCGGCCGATCTCAGCCGGCCCCGCACTGATCTGGTGGATGGTGTCGATCTCGTTGTGGACGATCACCCGCATGTTGGAGCTGATGCCGCGCAGGTAGCGGATGCGCACGCGCGCCGGCTTCTCGGACATGTCGATGGCCTGGCCGTTGCGCTCGGCGTTGCCTGGCAAGACGTCCCACACCTGGGCGGGCACGCGCACGAAGACATCCACCCACGGGCCGGGCTGCGGGCCGTACTCCGGATCTTCGATCACGGTCGGACGCTGGATGGTGATGCGCCGATCGAACTGGCCGCCGGCGATCATTGATACACCATATACGGCTGCAGCAGCCATTTGTAGAAGTCGTCGGGCAGTGCGTAGGTCTGGCCCTCGTTGACCATGCTGCGGTGCTCGTAGAAAGCGTTGATGGCCAGCAGCATCCACTGGCGGATTGGCTCGGGCACGCTGGCCGCATCAAGATAGCCGGCTTGGTACTGGACGACCACGGCGCCAGCTTGCGCCCTGGCGGTGGGCCACGGTGTGCCGTAGGCCGGGGTGATCATCGGGGGGTCCACGAACTGGTCGACCAGGTAGCCGGCCGGCAGCGTCTGCTCGGTGCCGTCGGCGTCGATGTACTTGATGCTGTCCACCTGGCGCAGCGGCGGGCGCGGGACCTTCAGGAACATGCAGAAACCATCCGCGCCGAAGGCCAGGGTCTGCGGCATCAGCGCGCGGTTGAGCCGTTCCTCGGCCATCTGGCGCGCGGCGCGGATCATGCGCTCGATGTCGGCGTCCTCGTCGGCGCCGATCACCCGCAGGTTGGCCTTGGCCTCCGCGAGGGTGATCGGTTCTTCGGCCGGTGGCGTGATGACTTTGATCATTTTTGATAATAGGGTAAGCTACCGTGTGATCTGGGATGTTACCACCGCACCACTATTCGCAACGCGGATGTATCCCTGCTGCGATGGGTGGGTACCGTCGATCGTGTCACCTGGGAAGGCCCAAGTTCCAGGCGTCGCAGCGTTTGCGAGCACCTCGGCCACGAGCCAAAGCCCGTTAAATCGGTAAGCACCTGCCTTGATAGCAGTGTTATATGCCGATCGCTCAAATTCATAGCCACTTGGGGTGGTGCCACTAGCTCCAGCTCCAGCAACGGTGCAAGTTTGCGCAAATACTTTTTTGTCGGTGAATAGGGCTCGGATACTTAGCAAATCAGCATATGCTTGCGCGCCAGTGCGACTACGCGCGTAAATATCATTTACAGGGCTACCTAGACACACCGCCGAAAAGTACTGCAATAATCCCTGACGCTTCGTGCTGTGAGTGATGAAATACGAAAACCAATCACCCTTTACGCCAGCGTTGAAAAATCCGATATTACCCGCCCCAACAATGGAGCGGGCGATAATGCCCTCAACGCCTAGGGCATCCTGCAGGCCATTTTGACCGTGGTCGATGGAGTTACCCGAGAAATTAATCAGGGACGGTTTGCTGGTTTTGGCGAGTAGAAGTTGGCAACCGCCACGGTTGCCCGCCGCGCCATTTGTGTATCCCGCACCGGTCATGGTGTTGTCTGTCATGCCCGATACAGCCACCTCAAAATCATCTCCCATCGAGTTGTTGAAGGTGGGTGTCATATTACCGGCGACATTGCCGTTACCCGTGTGGTGGATAGTGCCTGCACCAATATACTGAATGAAATAACGCTCTTTGAACTCAGTATTTTTGGGAATAGCGATAGGGCAGGTGAAAATTACTTGGCCGCCGTCAGGAGCTACGCCAACAGAAGATCCGCCCGAAGTACATTGGTAGATGACCCCGCCGATTTCGACGGAGCAGGTGACCGTCATAGGGCCGCCGCCGCCGACCTCGTTGTATGTAGATCCGCCGGAGCTACTATCCACAAACCAGTTCAGATACACCAGTTGGAGCGGATTGTCGCCGGGGTTGGTGTCCTCGATGATCGTGTGCAGCGTGCGGCCTCGAGCTTGCTTCGAGGTGCTTGTTTGTTGCTGTGACATAATACCGCGCCGGCCAACATTCAGTAGTACAGGAGGCGGAATTTTACTTGATAAATCCACTGCGGCGTCGCCCACCTTCGCCACCAGTGCGCCGGTCGTACATTTGATCTCGACGGTAAAGTCGCCTTCGAACGGACCGACCACCAGGGGCGTGGTGCCGATCGCCATCAAGGCGCCGACGGCCGCACCGCTGGCGTCATAGCGCTGGTAGGTGCCGGTGGTGCCGGTCGCCGGCGTGATGGTCAGGGTGGACCCTTCGGTCAGCGGAACGGTGGCCTTGCGGTTCGCGATCAGGTTGACCGTGCCGCGCTTCTGCACCGCTGGCTGGATCATCACCGGTTGCCGCTCGCGATACGCCACGGTGCCGCCGGTCAGGGTCGCGGTGGCATTGCCGCCCGCAATCAGCGCGGTCTCCAGCTCCGAGTCCAGCGTGATGATGGACTGTGGCGCGAAGCCGTCGTACGTCGAGAGCAGGCGGATTGTCATTATTTTTTACCCTTGTTGGCTGGCGCAGGGGCCATTTTGTTCTTTGGTGCTTCGTTCATCTTCTCGCCGCCCAGCAGGTCGTCCTGGCTGTCGGTCACACCAGTTTGCGGTGCGGCGTCTTTGCCAATCGACACCAGGCCGGCTTTGCGCAAGTCGGCCAGTTCGCCGGGGCTTACTTCGACTGGATCGCCGGCCCGGTACATTTTCGCTCCGTGCGCAAAGCTGTCGGTTGCTACCACTTTGGTTTCCATGATCTGTCCTTATCCGATAGAAAAAGCCGGGGCGCAAACCCCGGCTGTAACTTAGGCGAATGCGCCTTTTACGCGCGCTTCTGGACGGTAATCCGCCAGAGCCAGGCGCTCCTCGGCCAGGATGGTCACGCGGTTGTTGACGAAGTCGTCTTCGTTTTCCGTCGAGACCACGATGTCGGCCGTCTCGCGGTCGAAGATCTGCGCCGACTGGCGGAAGTTACCGGCCAAGAAGTTACCGGCGGTCATGGCCAGGGTGGTGACGATGCGGCGGCCCCACAGAGTTGGGGCGATGGTGCCTTGTGGATTGCCGATGATGTACCGGCCCTGGGTGTCCTTGATCAGCTCGATCTTCGCCCAGTCGGTCGGGTGCAGCACGGCAGCGTCGGCCGGCAGCAGGGCCAGCTCGCCTTGCAGGAAGGCCAGGCGCAGACGATCGATGGCGGTCTCCCCGGCCACCACGAACGGCGCCACGTAGGCGGTCGCGGTGGTGTAGATCCCGGCCAGGTTGTTGCCGGTGCCCGAACCCATCAGCAGTTGGACGTCCTCAACGAAGCGCAGGCCGTACAGCAGGCGCTCTTCGATCATCGATTGCATCGCCGGCACGTCGTCCAGGATCTCGGTGGTGGCCTTGATGAAGTGCGCCAGCTTGATGACCACCGCCTGGCGCTGTTCAAACGTCAGGTTGGATTCCGGCTTGCGGGTGCCCTCAGCCACCGGTGCGACGGAGTTGGTGAAGACCAGCTCGCGGAAGTACTGGATCAGGTTCGACGAGGTGCGGCCGGGGGCCAGCAGGTCGCGCACGGTGGCCGGGCGCTGCGGGATCGCGATCACACCGGGCAGACGGTCAGGCGCCACCAGCAGGCCGCCGGAGGCGGTTAAGCTGGTGATTGCTTTCACCTGGCCACGGATCGACTGGCCGCGCTGCAGCTTCTCGCCCTTTTCGACGAACGATTTGAACGCGGCGCCTTCGGTGAACTGCGCGCCGGGGGTCAGGATCAGGGATTTTTCATCCGCGCCACGGCGCACCAGCTTCTGCTCGAAGTCATCCAGGCGGGCCAGCGCTTCACCCTGCTTGACCATCAGTTCATCGGTGACTTCCTTTTGCTTCTCGCTCAGCGCTTTACCGGCCTTGGCCAGGGTTACCGCTTCGTCCGCCTTTTCGCGCACCTTGTCGGTGGTGTCGTTGATGTCCTTCTTGATCTTGCCCAGTTCTTCGACGATTCCCTTGACGTCCATCTCGCCGCCCATCGCCATGGCCGCCAGGCCCAAGCCCGCGCCGCTGGTGGTCAGATCGACGACGCCGAAGGCTTGAGCGATGCCGGCAACAGCGGCCAGCGCCAGCAGCACGAGAGCGCGCATGTGGTATTTATTTTTCAGCATGATGTTTCCTTTTAGTTCGGAGTGAGGTTGAAGCTGCGCAGCGCAGCAAGAATTTCGTCGCTTTTTTCGCCACCGGACTCACTCCGGGAAAGCTTCGACAGGCCGCCGTTTGCGACGGCTGCGGCCTGTGATTTGGAGAATCCTACCTCGCGCAGGAGTTCTTCGAATTGTTTGACGCCGGGCAGTTCGCCTCGCTGGAGAATGCCGGAGATAGCCGACTTGACGCTTTCGATCTCGGCCTCGACGTTCGCCGGGAATGTCACCGGGCTGATCTCTTGCAGGTCCAGCTTGTGCAGCAACCGGGCGCCGGTCTTGGCGTCCTTGCTGTCGTCGTCGACATAGTAGCCGATCGACAAACCTTTGATCACCCGGCGCTTCATCAGCGCGTGGATCTCGCGGGCGCGGGCCACCTCATCGATCATGATAAAGCCGGATACCTTCAGGCCGCGCGCATCTTCTTCCAGCGAGGTGTAGCCGCCAATCGGTTCGTTCGGATTGTGGTTCCACAGCATGGGCAGCGGGTCGCCGCCGTCACGGATATTCTTCAGGCTCTTGCTGAAGGCGCCAGGCATGACGATCTCGTTATAGCTGTCGACGTTGCCGAACACCGAGCCGTAGCCGGTAAAGGTGCCGTCGTCGGCGACAGAATCCGCCTTGAAGGCGAAATTCTTGTGCAGCAGGAGTCCGGCATCTTTACGT